ATGGAAGGACAGACAGTAGCATCAGAATTTGACTATAAGTCCATACTAGCCCGGTATATACAAGTCGTGGCAAATACGGAAGGTGTTCATTTCATCGATGAATGCTCAACGAGTACGCGCGAACGATCCCTTCAGTTTAGCCAGGCTGAGATCGACGAGATGTTTCGTCTATTTGATGAATTTGATTACGATTTAGGAGCTATACGATAATAGAACTTGGCATTCGCTGCCCGCTCTGAAATCTCTTCAGGAATAACTATACCATACTGGCTGTAACCCCATCTTTTAAATGATTTGGAAACGGGGTCATAAAATTGGGTGATTTCAGTCCATGACGCGTACCCATCTGGAGAAACCGGTATGAGCGCATTCAATTCTATTTGATCGGCTTGCTGTGACGTTAATACTCGATCCCCTCTGTATTTATAAATGAATCGCTCTTTTGTGAGGTTTTCGCTCACTAGAAAGTCAGACCAAAAATTTATGACGTTAGTCTGTATTTCCAATAGATCCCGAATTGGAAGCGCTATATCCGTTGGTACAACCAAAACACGCCGATCTATGATACTGTAATATGGATTAGCTGGAGTAGCGTCTTCAGGGATGAAGCAGGTTCTGACAAGCGTTTCCTCAATTTGAGATACGTCATCGATTATTCGATCTTTACGACCAATGCTTCTATGCTTAAAGGCATTTGCGACATCCCCAATCCAGTGGTAGTCTGGGCATAAGGATGCAATATAATTCCTATCAAACTCTTCTTTCTTATAGGGGGGTATTAGCTGCTCTCTAAAATTGAAAAGCAAGTACGATGACTGACGAGCTAGACTAATTAACATCAACTTACTTTTAATTTCATTCGTAGCCAGTTTGACATACTGCTCATAGGCCGGCATTACTTCATTGAAGTAATGATTGACAGCATCTTTATACATTGTTGGCTACCGTTTTTTTGTATAGTACGGATTAGGCTTTAGCTCTACCGTAACATCAGCCCCAGATTTTCTAATAGAGAAGCGTAGCGAATCATTCTCCCATGTTGAAGCAGACTCCGATGAGTCCCGAGTTGGCCCGTATTTCGCATTGAGTAACTTCAATAAACGGGAGTATGCTTCCATATCACCCTGCTTGCTGAATTCAATTTCATCAATGCTACCTTCTTTAATTCCGTAAGCCATCTCCCCAATTTCACCCGCGTACATAGATTTAGGGTAGGTTATTCGCCAATCAGTAGTTAAATCGGGCTTATGCTTCTCTACCTTCTTGAGGCTGCTTATTGGCATGCCGATCGTAAGATTCTTTATCTGGAAGGGAGGCCGAACAAAACTATACTTCGTCGAGTCCGCCTTGAACTGCGGATAAGCCGAATACAGGAGCCAGCCAAAGATGAGCAGTTTCACAAAACCCTCGCCCCTACCAATGGCCAGTTCGTTTGGTTCTAGCTCATAGACGGCCGATTTATCTTTTACGTAGCTGGATCCGGTAACCCTTGACCCGCTTTTGTAACGACCATCCTGTTTGGTGGAGTAGACTTTTTTTTTGCCATAGACTTTTGTCCGGAACAATGGGCGTACTATGGCCGGAATAAAGAAAAATGGCACTAAGAATTTCCACTCTGGATTGAACAGAATGGCTAAGATCCAGCTGATAACAAGAATGCTAACTACGAAGATGACGATATTAATCACCGAATCCGTAATGGATGGGCGATCTGGAGCCGTGGTACCGCTGGCATGTGTATCCTTACTAGTATCAACTTTATACGATAAACCGGCTATGCCAGTACCGAAAGAAATTCCAGATTTACTTATTGTTGCATTGCCTATTTTGAAACGAGGTCGGTAGCGAAATCCCATATAGTTTAAGATTAAAAATTAATAGAACTAAAAGATTATCAATTATCACAAAAGATTTTTTCATTCAGTTTATTCATAAATAAATTTATTATTTATGTAATCATACGTCCTTATAATTAATAACAAATCCTCGGCTTTCTTGTACCTTGGCATTTCAGTTTTCATACCATCTAAACTTTTAGGAACTGATTGCCTTGATACTGGACTGTCGCCTTCAAAAGTGTAATAATCTACTTTTTCAAGAAGTCCTTTATCGTACATAAACTTTGTCCAAAAATTATAAACATTTGTTACAGGCTTTAGAAAATCAAACTCTTTCCCTTTTAAGGGTTTAATCAAGACCGCTGGTCTATGAACCTGATAGATCCCCATTTCATCCTTAAAACGGCTCACAAAAAATCCTTTAAGAATGCTAGTTGAACCTTGTATTAATCTTTCTTTTCTTGAAATTTCCTTATGCTTTGTAGAATTATATACATCACCTACTATGTCAAAGTCACTACACAATGATGCTACATATTTTCTACTAAAACTATCTCCATAAAGGCTCAATAGATGATCTCTAAAATGGAATAAACTACCTGCAGATTTCATTGCAGCATCAGGAAGTTGGTTACCTCCTACTTCATTTATTGTTTTTGACAACTCGAAATACTCTTCAAAATTTGGCTTTACGGCCTGATAATAATAATCTATGTGGTCTGAGAACATCTTTAAATACGAATCAAAAATTTACTTTTTAGCAAACTAATACTTATAGTACTTCAGCAATATTGATTTATTACTAATTATATTATTCCGCAACTTGTATTAATTTAAATCTACCTATAATCCATTCGATAAATTTTTCATTATAAATAGGATTGCTTGTAATATGTAATACTTTTCTTAGTTCAATTCCTACTTGTGAAAAATTTAAAATATTGAAGTTTAAAGTCTCTTCGGGTAGTTCTTCAGTAGTCTTAAATCTTAAATTTGTATTACCTACTATTATTGGCAGTTCTAAAGTCTTTAGTGGAAATTTTAGAGTTGAATCAAACTCGTACTGAACCACCCCATAATCCTGAAGTTGAGTTAAGTTTTCATAAGATAAACCTATTTCCTTTAAGCCATTCATACCGGGCTTATCAAATGGATCCCAGATAACAAATGTCATATTATCGCTTAAACTTGGTATATTGAAGCTGACATTACAAAATGCTTGAAATATTTCTGCCGTTTTACGGTCAAGGAGTGAAAGCGTCTGAATTGTCCTAGGGCTAAATGTTCCTGGATTTCTAATTTCGCCAGCGAGTATTTTTGACAGAAAAAGCTGAACGTCCTCATTAGACTTTGTCTCAGCGATCCGAGAAAACATATCAAGCCAATCAGAGTCAATCTCTTCCGTTGAATCTTTTTCGGGCGGATTTTCTGTTAACTCTTCGATTGCCTTTTTAGTGATACTTTCCCGGTTGATTTGCTCTTTCAGAAGCTTTGAACCATAATAATTAACAGACCGGTCAATAAGTCCCTTATCTTGGCCGAATTCATTGGCCACTGCCTGTGATGCCGTTTGTCTGATTAGGCTCAAGGCCGCCGTCTCTCCTCTTAATGCCTCTGTCTTTGCTTCTAAATAAGCTACTGGCCATTCTACCAAACCTGTTATTAAACTCCCAACTGATTTCCATAGGCTTTTCTTTATGGTCGGTGGCAAGGGTATGCCATCAAGTGTAGAAAGCACATCTGATGTGGTGATTTTCGATAAATCGAACGAAGAATCGTTGGGTATTTCCTCAGCCATTGACAAAGCGTTTAGGTGTGGTTAGGTATTGATAAAACTATCTGCGATTCCAGTCCCGATCTATTTTCCTAATGTAGTACAGCTCATACACTTCACTAAGACTTACCTGGAAATCTGGATATTCATTCTTATCAGGATTGACCGATGCACAGGTTATTATACCCTCCTGAATGTCGTGTTTTATAACCCGCTTAATGATCAGGCCATCATGGGTTACGATTACATAATCAGTTCCACCGTTTATAAATAGCTTGTGTCTCCAAAGATCAGGCTCGACAAACCGACCAATGGCTATATCTCCATGACAAATTGCGTCACGACTCCTATCATCCATACTATCTCCCCACACTTCAAATGCCCTGAATCTACCTTTTTCATTTTTCGGTAAAACGATATTATATCTGGGCAATTCAACTACATACTCAGGATCTTTCCATCCACGAGCGTAGCTAGCATACGCATACTCAGGAACCAAGGGCATGGACATCAAGACCATTCCATTATCTAAATCCCGATACTCATTGTCGGATTGATTTTTCGTTATCTCCGTTTCATCAACCAGATCAACCGGTATGGCCTCATTTCCGACTCTGGTTATATAATCACGTACAGCGTTGCCAGTACGAGGCACCGCGTCGTCATCTCTCGATAGTATTAAATCATTGGGATTTGAAAGGTATTCAGGCTTAAGCTTTAAGGCCTTTTGTATTCCTGTCCAGTGCTTAGTTCTATTAATGACTCCAAACTTCAATATAAGATCTAGGGTAACACGGCTCATCTGAGCCTCTTTAGCAAACCCACTCTTAGTCCATCCTAAGTCTATTATTTCCTGTAGTTTTTTCTCATCAATACGCATTGAATATCAAGACTTTATACATAATATGTACATATTGTAAATTTTTTTACAAAATAGATTTGTACAATATGTACAACTTGTACATATTTGTGGCATGATAACGGCACAAATCTAGCACGATATGAGCACAGAACAAGTAAAGGGCACACGAACGGGGGAAACATTGAACGAACGGTTAAAAAGAGCTTACAAAGGGGTTTCACCTAACCTACGACAAATTGCCAAAGCTGACTTTGCTGCCTTCCACCGGATACACCCTGACACCTTTATTAAAAAGTGTAATGGTGCCTGCGTTGCCACTGAACAGGAATGTGAATGGATGGAAGACTGGAGACCCAAGCCGGTTCAAGCATAATGTCACACCCCTTCACAATCATCAAGGGTGGTCAATCCGATCCTAAGCCACCACCCAAAAAGTTTGCCACCTTCGATAACCGGCGGGTTCTCATTGACCGCATTATGGCAAAGCACATGGCTGATCGGGATAAAGCAGTCCGAAAACTAAAAGCTAAACACGGAATCAAATGAGCGGTAAATCCACGAAGGCAGCCAAACGGGAGCTGGCCAAACATGCACTTCTTCCAAAGGGAGACGCGAATCATAACCGTCGAATACTCCGGTTAGCCAGAAACAAAGGCATTACCATTGAAAATGCCATCAGTATGTACGCAAACGGTTTGGGTTACAAGTCAACCGTCAATCCAAAATGAAAGCCCTACGCTACGGGCTGAAGGGCTGGTTTAACCGCTACCCTGGCCACTTCTTTTTGTTGGTCATATTACTCGGCACGCTCCTATTCTGGTCACCACTCTGGTGGTCATGGTTCAACTGACTTCATGGAAGGTCTTCTTTTTATTGTGTTTGTTTTGCTGCTCTTAGTCTGGGCTCTGAGCAAGCCTATCAATTCTAACCAATCCAGGTCTATGTTTAAGTTAGGTCAAAAGCTCCGTTGCAAGGTCACCGGCTTCGAAGGCATTGCCATTGTTAAATGTGAGTACATCAATGGCTGCGTGCAGTACTGTCTGAAACCTCCGGCAAAGGATGGTAAGATGCTGGAAGGGGAATACGTCGATCAGCAGCAGCTGGAGATAATCGACGAGGGCATCAGTAACGTGATCACCGCGAAAGAAACCGGCGGTATCATGCCCGATATGCCGAAGTACCGGTAAGACTCATTCGCCATAAAAGACAAAACCCCGAGCAAGGTGCCGGGGCTAGTGCAGTTCATATTTTACATCATAAAGGTATGTCAAATTCTGAAGTCATCAAAACGGATGGTATTCACTGGGATCCAAATTCTGTCCTGAACAGCCCACCATCAGCCATTAGTCAGTTTACTACCGAACTGTCAGCACTCATGAAACGCCACGGCATTGATCAGCACGTAGTGGTCTATACGCTCTTACCGAACGGATCAGTACTAAGCTTCACCAGCGACTATGCGCTCGTCGAAGCGCATAGTCTTATCACGGCGCGTGTTCATCAGATTAAATCCAGCCAAACCAATTCCTAGCCATGCGATCAATAAAGAAGTTTCGCGTTTGGCACGCTCCATCGCGTCGGATGTATTTTCATGAACTAGTCGCGCTGACGGCAGAATCAATAGCCCTACTGGACGGAACGGTATTGCCGATGTCGGAATGTGAGCTGGTTCAGAATACGGGTAAACGGGATCGTGAACAAACGGACTTGTATGAAGGCGATATCGTGCTGTATCACTATCAGAATGAGGATCACAGTGAAAGCTACGCCTGTTACTATGTAGCCGAATTTCAGGATGGTTCGTTTGGTTTGCGCTCCGGATTCGGTAAGGATGAAGACGATTTCAATCCCTTCAATGAGATCCGGGTTACTGAAATCATTGTTGGCAACTGCTTTCAACATCCGGACTTACTGGATCTGGTCAATCAGAGTAAAAACTTCTCCGGCCTCGATGAGATCAGGGCGTTGGGCCTACCCTACCAGTCGGTTAAAAATCAACAGATCCAAAAACTCCTTAGCCAGCCTGCGTTATGAAAAAAATAAAATGGACAGAAGAGCGCCTTACTTACCTGGTAGAAAATTATCAGCACCGTACCGACGTTCAGATAGCTACCGAAATCGGTCTCGCAAAAGGAGCAGTTAAGGCTAAACGGTACGCGTTAGGCTTGCACAGCTACCACAAGAACGGCCGGAAATCGTACAGATGGACTCCCGAGCAGGAAGCTTACCTGCTGGAGCAAAGTAAGACCCAGCCAATCAAATTGATTGCCAAGGAGCTAGGCTTTACATATGGTGCCACCGTCGAACGTTTGCTTAAACTTCGGCATGCCGACGATCGGGCGTTGGCAAAGGTCGGTTCGTACACGGCACAGGAAATAGCTTATATAAAAGCGAATTTCTATACCAAAACGCTTAACCAGATTGGCAAGGAGTTGGGCCGTACCAAAGTAAGTATATACCATAAAGCGCGTGGTCTGGGGTTACATCGAACCGACGAGAACCGATCTCAAATTACGCAAACCCCTACGAGCTTTACCGATCGGCAGATAGCCCGGTATCTGGCTTCTTCAAAGCTTGAGTTGCAGCAAGAGCTGTTAAGATACCCCGAGTTGATTGATCTGAAAAGAAAACAGTACGTATTAAACCGCACCCTAAAAGCATGAAAGCAGTAACCATTCGTCTCGAAGAACGCCTTCAATCCATGAAAGGCCAAACCTTCTTATACAAAACGTTCCCGACGGTTATAATCACCTATAACTTCGACGGAGACTACTGCACGGTCGCTACCGATCGGCAGTGGATCACCCGCCCCGTCTCCGAGTTAATTAAGTTGCTGGATGACTTTCTTCCCTGTGAAGAGGATGAGCAGGAAGTATACCCGGCCCGTATACCGCAGGAGACGTTCGAAGTACCAAAGATCGAAATGACGCAGCGGTTTACCAGTCTGGCCGATATCGTGATGGAGAACATTACCAAGGTCAAACAGGACAGTGCTTACGTTGCCCAGGCGCAGGTCATCAATAATTCAGTCAATATGATCATTAAAATGGCACAAACTGAAATTGAGGCTGTGAAAACCGTACACGAAATCATTCAACATCGATAAATCACCGGTCCGTAGTTCATTGCTACGGACCTTTTTACCTAAACCAATCAAATTTAACGGTGATCAATGAAGCATCTGCCTATCGTTTTGCCACCACATAAGCTTGAGTCGATTCTGGACGGGCGGGCTACGCAGTTACGCGTCCCACTCGATCCACAACCGGCTAAGCACCTGACGGATTTTTATCCACCCAGTCAATACCGTAAAGGTTTTGAGTTCTACGTATACCATCCACCGTTCGAGCAATCGACCAGTAAAGAGGCTGTTCGAAAGTATCCCGAAGTGCATTGTCCCTACGGCAAACGGGGTGACCTTTTATACGTTCAGGAAGAGTGGAGCACGATCGGTGCTACCAGTCAGGATCTGATTCTAAAGGCCACCACCATGCCTGGTATCTTCTCGGATCAGCATAAAAACAAACCCTGGCAGCCGCCGAATACAATGCCAAAGAAGGTCGCCCGTTTGTGGCTCAAGGTTACCGATGTCGGTATCGAGCGGGCCCAGTCGATCGATAAGCCCGGCGCTTTGTGTGAAGGGCCAACCCCATTACCGGCGTGTAATATTGCCGGGTTTGCTCCCGCGTACGTCAATCATTACGCGGATGGCAATTTCTTTTGTCTGGGCTCGACAGTTGCCTTTAAGCAATGGTTCATGGCTGTCTATGGCCGTGAGTTCTACGACCGCAACCCCTGGGTCTGGGTTGTCACGTTTACCCGTACTGACTCACCACTTAAATTATGACTGGCTACGAGCTAACAAAAGTCTTCTGGATGATAAGCGACGAAAATGAGGCTATGCAATTAAAATGCACAGGCAATCATCTAGCGCTTTATACATGGATATGCGAATTGAGGAATCAAGTTCAGACCTATTCGCCGAATCGCGAATTGATGGATTTGCCGACTAAGTATACGATGGACCGCTCCTTTATTGGCTCGGACAAGACACTTAAAAACTGTATTGATGACCTGGCTGAATGGGGTATCATTGAGATCATTTCCCGGTCTCAGGGAAGTGTAACCAAAATAAAGCTGGCTATCGCATATTTACGGAAGATGTACGGAAGTGATGCGGAAGATGAACGGATGTCGAACGGAAGTGCTACGGATGAAGTGCGGACAACTAAAACAGTAAAAACTATACAAACTAATAAAACAAAGAAAACAAATAAGGGTGTTGTTGATTTTTCCTTTCCATCCTTTGCTACCGATGCGTTCAAACTGGTCTGGTCACAGCTAATCGGTCAGCCGAAATGGAAAGGCAAGTCAGCCGAGGCACTTCAAAAGTCGCTTGACAAACTGGCCAAATACGATGAGGCATTTTGTGTCCAGCAGATGAATGAAGCCATCGAAAACAATTGGCAGGGTGTCGTTTTTCCCAAACGTGGTACGCTGCCGAGCACCGACGAACTGTGGCTGGAGTGGCAAGCTACCTTAACCGGACAGAAACAGGTCAAGCAATCAACGACTAAACGTCCCACTGCACCGGGTCAAACGCGATGAATCACGAATTAATGGCCAATCACCTGGTCAACGTCGACGAGCCACTGGAAGCCATGGTCCTGGGTTCAGTCATCAATTTTCCCAAGTTGGCCAGTACGATGGTTCAATACATCAAGAAACCGGTGGTATTTTACAACCGGCAGCATCAGGCCGTGTACCAAGCGATTGTATCGCTCTATCAGGAGGGGGAACCGATTGATCTGGTAATCATCAACCGGTGGCTTCGGGCCAACAAGGCAGAGGAAACAATCGATGCTGTATTTCTAACTGAATTAACCGGCCAGGGCAATCTTAATTCAATTTACAGGCATTGTAATTTATTATTCCAGCTGGCCATCAAACGGTACCTGGCATCATACGGTGCCGACTTACGGCGCTTGTCATTGGAGGCCGATACGGATCCGCTTAAGCTGCTCAGTACGCTGGCCGGGAATATTGATTCGATTTTGGGAAATCTTGCGTCGATGCAGGAAAAAACGGCGAACGACTACATGAATGAAGTCTTCACCGATATCATCGAAAAACAGGACGGCCGTAAAAAAGGGATTCTTTTCGACGTCAAAGAACTCGACGAACGAACGGGCGGGTTTGCTCCCGGCAATTATATCGTCCTGGCCGCTGGTACGGGCATGGGAAAAACCGGGTTTATGATTCACGCCATTCGTCATCAATGTCTGATCGAGAAGAACCCGATTGGAGTCGTTACGCTTGAAATGAGCGGAGCCGAGTACATGGCCCGGTTGATAGCCGCTGAAACGGATTACTCTAATTCGGAATTGAATCGAGCAATGTCAGTCGATGTGAGCACGCTTTATCAACGTACGGGTCGGTTAGTGGACATGCCCCTGCACATTCATGATAAGCCCGTTGAATCGATCGAGCTTCAGTATATCATCCGGGAATGGGTTCGGCGAAAAAAGGTCAAGATGGTTGTCATCGATTACATCCAGCTGGTTGAGGATCCACGGTATCCTAACGCGCGGGACCGGGTATCCGCTATGAGTCGAGCCTTGAAGAATTTAGCCCGGGAATTAGGTATCGTTATCGTTGCCGTTTCGCAAATGAGCCGTGATTGGGAAAAGCGAAAAGAATTCGACAAACGCCCCCAGTTGTCAGACCTGAAAGAAACCAGCCAGCTGGAGCAGGACGGGAACGCGGTTCTGTTTCTATTTCGTCCTTTCAAATATGGACTTCAATACGAAGATGGTTCAGCCGATGAACACACCATGGAACTGCACGCCCTGAAACTTCGGGGAGCCAGAGCAACGGATCGGGATGACCCCTGGCTTTTGGATTATGATGGAGCCTGTAATCGACTGGCTAGGTTCGCATCGTTGCGGTATGGAACGCTTACACCAATAGCTGATATCAACGAAAATCGAGAGCCCAATTTCTAAATTAAGAGAACAACCACTAAATCAATGCGTTTTGCCATTCCGTCGAATTAGCTACATTGTAGCCCTATTCTAAACCCTAATTAAACATGGAAGGACAAAGTTTACGAGTCGAATACACAATGAAGGTATCGGACATCCTACATAACAATCACCGGAGCCTACCTAATGGTTGGACTCTCTATGTTGAGATGACTGATAATGATCAGTACCATAAGGCAAAAGAAATTTATAAAGGATATGAACACTTTGATGATTTCGAGGGTGAAGTTGATAGCGTCCTTAATGCCTTGGAAGCTATAATTAATGTCTTTGGCTTGCCAAGTGCTGGTGATGGGTTCATGACCGACGATGTTATGAACTACTTTGTTCGTTCAAGGCGGTTCATTCCGACAGACAAGGCGATTTTTATTTGTTTCATGGCTGATGATGGCGCTTTTGAGATAACTATGGAGTTCGGTGAAGAGAATGAGCATCATACAGATGAAGAGTTTGAAGAGGACTTTGAGGACGATGATGATGAGTCAAATACGCTACCTCGTGCCCCTATTGATCCACGTTTAAATTAATTAACTTCGGGGCATGGCAGCTCCTTACGGAAACTTATACGGACTTGGCAATCATAGTGCCGGTCGACCACCCTTATACTCCGACCCCGCAGCTTTTCAAGCTAAGGTGCTGGAGTATTTTGTTTGGTGTGAAGGCGAATCACATATCGAATCAAAGACTGTTCGTCGAAAGCGGAAAGATCCCGAATCCGGAAAGAATAAAATGGTCGACGTCGAGGAAGATCAGCTGATCTGGGATCGTAATCCCGAACGGCCGACCTGGACTAGACTTGCCTTGTATCTTGGTTTCGAATCGCGTAAATCACTTCACGATTATTCGAAGAAGGAAGCATTTAGTTACCCGATAAAAAGGGCGCTAATGGTGATTGAATCGCTTTACGAAGAGGGTTTGTGGTCATCGTCTCCAGCTGGAGTCATCTTCGCATTGAAGAATCTGGGATGGGTTGATAAAACCGAAGTTGCGCATTCAGGTGAGGTGAAAACGAACGGTTTTATCGGTAAGACTGATGAAGAGTTACGAGCTGAACTGGCTAAATTGAAAAAGCAAAAAGGTAAACAGTAAGATCATTAACTAATGAACTACAGAGACTTACTAAAAAAGTACATGGAAGGCGTACTGAATGTTGAAGGGGTAGCTTTTATTGGGGAAGGGCCAGCTCTATCAGAAGCCGAAGAAGCGGCACTCAATGAAATACTAGATGAAATCTGTTCTGAATAAGCAAAATTGATGGACGTTGATCTATTCGAAGACGAAGAACTTGATATCGAGATTGAACTACGGGTTCGTGAGTTAGCCAGGCGCAACTACCTGGACTACATTCAATACGTAAACAATCGGTATGATGCGCAGGACTTTCACACTGTCATTGCGGATCATCTGCAACGATTCGCTGAAGGCAAGATCAAACGACTGATGGTCACGTGCCCCCCTCAGCATGGCAAATCTGAATTGTCGACCCGTAACCTGCCCCCCTACCTGTTTGGTCGAAATCCCAACTATCGGCTCGGTGTACTCTCTTTCTCGGCATCCAAGGCCCATAAGTTCAGTCGTGAGATCCAGCAGAATATCGAATCCGACAAATACAAAGTCTTATTCCCCGATTCCCGGCTGGCAACGCATAAAGATGTTTTAGCCAAACGCACCGAGCAGGAATTTGATATTGTCGGCAAGCGAGGTAACCTAAAGGCCGTTGGTCGCAATGGTCCACTGACTGGGGATCCGCTCGATATCATCATACTCGATGACTTGTTCAAGGGCGCTGATGAGGCCAAAGCACCCAAGATTCGGGAAAAGACATGGTCTGACTGGATCGTACCGGTTGTCGAATCCCGGATGCACAATAAGAGTCAAATGCTGTACGTGACCACCCGGTGGCACGAAGACGATCCGGCCGGCCGGTTCCTGCACCGTGACGGCATCTATTCCAAGAGCAATCCGAACGGGTGGGTACTGCTCAACTTTGCAGCACTTCGCACGAAGGATGTGCTCAGCTATGATAAACGTAAAGAAGGCGAAGCACTCTGGCCGGCGCAGCACAGTAAAGAACGAATGCTGACGATCAAGAAAGATAGCTCAGGTACGTTTGAAGCGTTGTACCAGGGTGATCCGAAACCATCGGAAGAATCAGTCATCTTTAATGATTGGATTGAGATCGATGAGTTTCCCGAAGTATATGACGAGCACTTCGTCGGACTTGACTTCGGTTACTCGAACGACCCGACAGCTGCTACTCACATTGCCATTACTGGTCGCATCATCTACCTCGATGAGCTCTTTTACGAAACGGATCTAACCAATCCGGACATACTTGATCTGTATCTACTCACTGGCATATCTCCCGAGGTGCAGGTTATCTGTGACGGTGCTGAACCCAAATCGATCGAAGAGCTGAAGCGTGGCCACTACAAACCGGGGGGTGTCAAAGTGCCAGGCATTAACGCCAAGGCCTGCGTTAAAGGACCAGGCTCGATCAATGCCGGCATCACGAAGCTAAAGGAGTATACGGTCTTCTACACCAAACGCAGCCTGAACATTAAGGCCGAAAAGAATAACTATGCCTGGGTGATGATGGGTGGTAAGGCAACCAATGAACCGATCGGTGAATGGAATCACGCCATCGATGGCATCCGATCGGCAGTCTTCACCCAGAAATCAAAGCCACAGGGCGGTACCAGTCGAGTTAAAACCTACCAAGCGAAGTCAGGACGGGCTTATTAACTAAAGTTTTTAAACCGGAGTCAAACCGTGGTACTGAGGAATCATATACCACTAAGTGTCAGAAAGTGCCGGAAAGTGTCACACCAATAGCTACCTACTTTTCATTGAGTTAGGTAGCTTTTACATTTGTTGAGGCTTCCACATTCTTATTCTTACAAACGATCCGTCCGCGATTGTGCAAATAGCTATACTGATTCAGAAGTGTTTTGGCCTATATAGTACACTCTATAATTGAGGCCATTACATTTACAATCAACCAACAAAATGAAAAAATGATCACTCATAAATAGCAAAACAAATGCTTATTCAAGCAGAAACTGAATAGCTCTACATGGAAATTATTTTCAGGAAAAAGTAACCTTAGTTAGGTTTTTCTGAAAATGATTGACCATATTTTTGATGGAGCAAACAAAACCATAGGGGATTATCAGCTACGGACCAAAAGGGGAGTCACAAACATATTTATGAATGGTAGCTTTGACCTAATGCTTAAGTCTGAACAGTATACAGGAGAATTTTTACTGGTAAGACCTAACAACGTTCCTGTTCTGGGTGGAACCAAGTGGCTAACTTTCCTGATGAAACGGGACTTTATTACTATTGATCGTCCGTTTTAATGACTAGTATCGGACAGATTTGGTCAATAATTACTATTTTTTTCAATCTTCTAACTATTCAACTTTGCCCAATAGGAAAAAGCAAATAGTTCCCAAACGGCTATAGCACGAGTTCACTCTTTGCGTAAACATAACAATTGACAGTAAGCATCAATTTACCTTTGTCTGTCCCCGAAGGACAGAGATGAAAACAAAAAATGAAAATAAAACGAAGAAGGCGAAGCTACGAGCTTCGCCCCCTCAGAAGCCGCCCTTCTGAGACGCCTTCCCGTAAGAATCGGAACCCGATCGACCTTGGACAGTTAGTAGGGTACGCGATTCAAATTCTGATCGTCTTTTTGGAGTATTGGTTAAACCACTAACTCATCAGGACAACCCTTGTTAAAGTAACGAAGTGGTATTCCAGTACTACTTCGTTACTTTTTCTCTTTCCAACTTATTACAAAGTACACCAATCTATCTTGAACTAGCAAATCTGCATTTTAAGCCATCATTCAGGACTATGGCCTTTTGAGGCACTGGTCGCATGAAATTCTAACAGTCTAAACCAAGACGATCCTATTAGAAAACTACGCATATAATTTGTTGTAGTATCGTCATGATTAATAATTTTTTATTCCAAGGTGAAAGGTGAGTTAGGAGCTTCTTTGGCCAGTTCTAATTCATCAACTGGCAACCATGCTGGTTCTGCTTCGAAAGGGTTAGAAACTTGAGCCATTTTGCCATCATCGCTCATATTAACTACCTCCCCTTGCAGCTGTACACTTCCTCTTACTCCAAATGTTGGATGCTTAACTTTAGCGCCCTCTGTAATTAATCCCATGTTTACTCGATTTTAAATTAGACCTAACAGGTTTAGTAAAGAAAGAAGCCACCAATTCTTACTACAACTTCGCTAATTTAGGGAAAATTAATATCCGGAAATTTGTCTAACTTTATCAGACAACTATCTTTCATTGGCATACATGACTTCTGATTCAACCGCACCCTTAACGATTCAGCTAGGAGCCGCTTGAATTAGTATCGTCTTCTCAACCGTTAAGCTGGTGAGTAATAACAAAAACAAACCTTAAATATTTTATCTGATCTTTAAAGAGAACAACCCTACACGTAGCTAATGGAAAGCGGAATTGACTACATGGTCTATACTGGAGATGATTTCGACATCCTATCGAAATCAATCCCGGAAAATAGTTTCGAGAAAATTTATACATATAGTCTTGAAGAGGTTCTAAATGATATGGGAAGACAATCTTCAGACATTTCAGATAACAACATGTGGGAGACTATAGCTAAAGCTCCTAATGAGACCGATAGCAGTTTGAGCAAAGCATTTAAAATAGAGGTATCATTTGATCCATTAAGAGGCGAAATGGAAGTTCGCTACCATTTGCCACTTTAGTGAATATTCAGTTTGTCCAAACAACTTAATGAAGCGGTTTAGAGCAGATAAATTAGGTTTCAGTATGCCTGAATCATGGGCTGAGGTGTCACTGGGTCAGTTTCTTACCCTATCCGATCCACAGGCGCCTAAAGATTCACTGTTCATAATTAGCACACTATCAGGCTTGTCCATTGATGAACTACGGGGTGCCGTTGCTTATGATCTGGATGAAGTGGTACTCTCTCACCTGGCCTTTATCTGGACTGCTCCAGCTATTTCTTCAACGCCACCGGAGTTTTTAACCATCAATGATCAACGTGTTGGTTTTCCGGATGACCTTGGAACTGAAGTAACGCTCGGTCAGATGGTCGATGTTCGTCACGTGATCCGTGGCCGGCAGTCGAAGAAGGAACCAGTCGAACCGGTAGTTATGGCATCGACAGTATTGCCCGTTTTTCTTTGGGGCAAGATGCGCACCGACAAATACGTCAACCGGCAAAAAGCCACCGAGCAGCTATGGGAATCGATTCAAACTATTAGTTGTCTGGATGGCCTGGCAGCGTCCGCTTTTTTTTTGCGCAATTCATTGAAACTGTCACCTTCTGGAAGAGTCAGCGTGCAGGCTTGGACGAACCCGACGAGTTTGAAAGGATGGCTGCTGCGCTTACGCCAAAGCTGGAAGTCTTCGACGATCAGTACACCTCAACTCGATTAGCAAGCCTATTCAACATTCCTTTCACTAAGGTTCGAGACCTCAACTACGATCAGGCCATGTACATGCTGGCGGCTGAGAGCGTAAAATCCGCGTACCTCAAACGGGTACAATCCCTCCGCAGCAAGTCCAAAAAATAGAGCGGCTGTAACTTGCCCTGTATGCTGGATAAGTTACAGGACATGGCCGCGGGCTTCAATATGGTCTTTGGTTACGGCCAATTGGAAGACCTTATCAATCTTGCCCAAAACTTCACTGGCGATCCACAGCCGTACCTTCTTTGGCACGAGGGCTACTTCTTAGCTGACTGGAACCTCGACGGTCAGGGAGCACTCGAATATCGGCATCGTCTTGTTCTGGATGTATGCACCCCATCAAAATTTGCGGATGATCCCACGGCACGACGATCACACCTGCTTGGTCTGGAGATCGAAGCGCAGCGGGTATTCAAGGCTCTTACCAAACTCGGTGAAGCCAGTGGCACCCGCGTTGAACTGGGTTTGAACCTGACCCCTCGTAACCTCGATGCCATCAAAATAACACTCACCCTTTTAACGCCGGCCGTATCCTTATGTCGCTTATAACGATCGGAGAAGCCCTTGACGAAAAGGGTGATGAGTTTATTGAGGCCGTTGTTGTTGGTCAGCAGCGACGAGGTATGCGGGCCAGTGGTCGTTCAGCGGCTTCACTTCGAAAAGAAGTCAGTCAGTCCGGTCATATTCATACGCTCCGGATACTGGGTAAAGCTTACTTCTACCAGCAGCAAAACGGACGTCGGCCGAGCAACAAGAAGCCGTCGCGTGCCATGGTCGAATCGCTCAGGGAGTGGATCAAGATCCGCGGCCTTGGCATCCCCCCCTACGCCCTGGCCATGAAGATTCAGCGGGATGGGATCAAGGTGCCAAACAGGTTCAATTCGGGTGGCGTGCTGGATCCACTGAAGCCCGATCGGGTGCGGAGTATCCTCAAACCGTTTATTCGGCCAATACTTATCGAATCGGCTAAATCCACATTCTTCAAATAAGATGTTTCCACTCAGCAACCATTTTAATTTAACTGTCCTTCGCCCGAATGGTAGCGGCGTTGAAGGGGCACAGGTGCGTTTGCTCGATGCTGAAGGAAATGACATAACGGCCAGCGTTTGGGGTACAGCTGAGCTATACACCGATAGCTACGGCGTGTTTGAAGCACCTATCATCAATGGGTCAATACCCGCCGATTCAACACCATTTACCTTTCAGGTTATCGCGAAAGGCTTTGCACCCTGGTCATTTGATACAGTTGGTTTTGCTATTTACATCGGCACGTTTACGGCCAGCCTGGAGCTAATTGCCAGCCTGTCAAACTATGTCATTACCGAGCCACCAGCTGGACCGCTGTCTTCAATGGTGCCAATTGTTTGCTCGGTACGCTCACCCAATGATTTCGACTGGGAATTCATTGTTGCCACCGTCACGCATCCGAATGGTTCCAGTTCGAAGATGCGGGCACCCGTCGACAAGGCCACCAAGCAGGCAACCTTCGATGTTCGCAACCGGGTACAGCTTGGCCTTAAGCCGATCCTGGTCCCACTCGATCAGCTAAGCGTACCGGACACCGAGTTCTCAACGGTCATTGACGTAACGTTTAGCTCAGTGACTGAAGAAGGCGAAACGGCCATCACCGGAACATTCAAACGACTTGTTGCGGCCAGCTTGCCACCGGAAGGTAAATACACACTAGCAGACTACACGAGTCCGGTTGGTCGGCTATGGATGGTACCAGCATCACCCCCCATCGTTTTTCGTGGCTACTACCGGGATATTATGGTGTGGCTGCCAGTGGCTTCACAGCCTGGCTATCAATTGAACGTGACCTATTACAACGCAGCCAATCAGCTAATCAATTCGTTCACGAGCGCTCTGACCGACAGCAACTACATCCAGCGAATTCGGATTGACACTAATCCGGCTGCCAACGTGGCCAAGGTCATATTTACAATTACCTCGGGTCAAGATTCGATCATGCAACCTTTAACCGTACTGTACCGTGATTAACAAACTAAAAAACTTAATCGACCGGGCAACGCAGGTTAAAAACGAAGTTGTTGATGCCGCGAATACGGCGCTTCGAATCGGACTGCTCCTTATTGACCTGATTAAATACGGTGTATCTGAGTTTGATCCTGATGCTGTTTACGAAGCTGATCAATGGGTCATTCATGATGGCGTACTAGCCAAGTGTTTGATCAATACCAATGTTGGCGAATCTCCCATCTCAACCCCGAACAAGTGGTCTAAGAAACTTGTCACTGACCGGGCGCAGGCAACCCTTTCCAATCACTTACCTATTGCCGCATCAGTCGTGGTAAAGCTGATTAATGAGATTCAGCAAAACGGCGGCATTCCAAACGCGTCAACAACACAACGGGGTGCCGCCAGACAGGCCACAGATCTGGAAGCAAAACTGGGTGTAAACAATGACTCATACATTACCCCCAAGCAGAACAACGCTCGGTTCGCTGCCTTCTACGCGGACTACGGAACAATAGCAATTGATAAGTTTGGTGAAGCTTCGACCAATCAGGCTAAAATTAATCTGTTGAAATGGCTACTTGAGGCGGCAAAGGAAGATGTGGCTATCCAAACGTTGATGTGTGCCTTCCTGTCCAAATGCGGAAGTACGCCAGATCCAGATCCGGACCCGGAGATCACCGTTACCTATATAGCAGACAATATCATCTATTGGTCGCTAATTGAGCCCACCGCTCCCGACTACCACGGTTCTTTGGACGGGGTAAACTGTGATCAGATCTCGGGCTGGATAGCTGATCGAAACAACCCCGATACGCCCGCTTACGTTCGAATATTTATCAATGGTATTCTGGCAGCTACCGTTCGAGCGACTATCGGCGGCCGTGATGATGTAAGTACAGATTTGCAGGTCACTAATACGACCGGCCATATCTATGGTTTTATTTACTCAGTGCCCAATCAGTTCAAAAATGGGGGACCGATTTCGGTTGAGATTAAGCCTGTTTCAGGGACCAATGCCATGCGGCTTTCGCCTAAGACGTCCCAGTACGCCTGTTTGGATCAGAGCAACCTGATTGATATTTCGCAGGGTAAAAGCGTAACCGCTCCCGATTCGGGTTTTGGAAACGTCTGGGTAGCTGACCACCTTACAGATGGCGACCCCGACTCAGCCTACACGACGCCTTGTGTAGCGGTTAACGATCCAGTCTCTATCATCATCGATCACGGTGGTACGGCCATACCACAGCAGGTTAAGATCGTTCCCAATAACTTTTCAGATGGGGCTGACTGGTTACCCTTCGATTACCAGATACTTGGTTCACTCGATGGCTCATTCTATTTCGTGCTGGCTACGGTCACTAATCAGCAGCGCACCACGGATGAAATTGTTATTCCTCTGGAGCGTGATCTAGCGGGGAATTACCGCTCATTGCGGTACGGCAAATTAGTCACGTCGAAAAACTCCAACGTTGGTGGAGCCTGTAATTACGTGCGGTTCAATGAAATTAAGTTCATGGCTCCGAGCCTGACCGACCAAGGGGGCAATCCGCCTGCGCGTCAACCGAAACGGATCGACATACTTGGCGATCTGGGAATGAACGAAGGCAAATCAACTGCGCAAAAGGTCTGGATGATTTATTCCAGCGGTGATCCGGAAGATATTACGGCCGTTGCCAATAAAAACACCGGCAATGACTTCTCGCTCACCTGGGCCAGCGATGGCACCTTAACAGCTGCAGTCAATGCAACGGCCGGTGATACCAGAGGGGCAACGCTATCGGCGTCGTATCTTGGTTTGACTGGCACGAAGGTTATCCAGATTTACGATGCCTCCATCGTGGTTTACGTCAAGTCCTATCGCATCGATAAGCGCGAAGGGCCGCTGCACATACCTGAAGGTGGCGTGGGGACATATCGAGTTGTTGGCACGCGTTCAGATAACACAGAATTTCAATATGTTGATTCTGGTTCGTATACGATCAACAAACCGTATCCTGACAACATGTCGGCCGTAACCGGTGCTGAAGCAGTTGGAACGGTTAGCTTACCCAATGGTCGGATAACGGGCGATTTGAACGTTGTACTTCGTTTCACTTTCCCCAATGGTACGTTTGTTGAGCGGGTGCTACCTCTTGTCAATATGCCCGACACAGCTATTTTCGACCATTACGCAATCGTAGGAGCTACTGAAAATGTGGAAGGTGGTACAGATCAGGATTACTCAGTTGATGCAGTATTCAACGACAATTCCCGGCAACCCTATACCGATACAATGGGCTCCTTCAGTCTGAAGCAGCCCTATCCGCCAGGCGTTACGCTGACTGCGCTACCTAATACCAGGGCGCGAATTCACACGCCAGCCGATAGCATTACGGCCGACGTGCCTGGTACGCTTTATTTCACTTTCGCTAACGGAGCTGTCATCGAATTTCCTATTGTCTTTAAAAATGTGGCCAGCCAAACCGTGCCGTTGACGATCGCAAAAGTGACGGTATTCCACCCGACAGGCTGGCACTCGGTGCTACCCTCATCGGGCACAGTATCGGAGAATCTGGTCATTCTGGTTCGGATCGAGGGCACAAATGCGGCTAACGCGGATGTTCGGTCCAGGTATTCGCAATCCCGTAATGATGCCACGTTTGGGGGTCCGATGACTAAGCTTGATTACAGTCTGAATAATCAGAATGGTAACACGTTGCCCCCAGGCTACACGCACTACACCTTTTACAATGATGAGGATTTCAGTAATACAGTCAGGGCGCTTAATGTTTTCCCGGTTAAGCTACAAGCTGTTGCAGGCTCTGAAGTGCAGCCACACTACTTACCTCAGGCCAGTGCCCCCGATTACACTACCGTTCAAATTTACCCAGTCTAGAAAAGTCTGCTGTAATAGAGAAGACATTTGCGGGGCCCTACAAACGATGAAGACGAAAACAATTACGCGCTGGACACCCGAAGAAGACCAGTTTTTGAAAGACAATTGGGCTACCATGTCCAAAACGGAGGTTGGATCTGCACTTGGTCGATCAAGGGGTGCCGTGTCTGCAAGGGTCAGTTATCTGAAATTGACTAAAACGCCAGAGCAAATCCGGGCTCTGACAAAAAAGAACCGTGTCTACACCTCCTCCTGGACCCCTGATGAGGATCAGTTTCTTCGGGACAATTGGGAGAAATTATCCAAAGCGGACATTGCCAGGGCACTCAAAAAAAACCACGCATCGAATGTTTGGCTAAGAGGTAACTCATTAGGCCTGTCCATGTCCAATGAATCAAAACGATTGATTTACGAGCAGCGTAAGAGTAAATCAGATTACTTTTTTTCACTTGAAGATGAGCAGTTCTTACGGGCGAATTACACCAAAATACCCGTTCGAAAATTATCAGAAATTCTTCACATCAGTACGAATGCCATCCATTGCAAAGCACGGCTTTTAGGAATAAAGCTCACCAAGGAAGAATGGGCCGCAAAGCGAGAAGATCCTGATTACCTACCTGACACCAACATTGTGCGATTTATAACTAAGGATCCTGATCTGGCTATCGAAATCTTACAGCATCCTCAGGTAATCCGGCTCAAGCGAATGTGCATCAGTCTGAAGAAACGAATCAAAGCTTAGTTTTTATCCCAAGGATCACATGGCAACATTTGATGCAACCTATGACCGGACCTTTGGCGCTAACGTTCTCATTGCTCCAACCACTCAAGCCGGGTGCCGGCGAAAAGGTATTTACCTTACCTGGTTAACGCTTCAGGGTGGTTGGATGAGCTGGCTGTTTGAAGGCTCGATCCAGCGCGGACAGTCGGTCGATACCATTGGCATTGCCGAGCAAGGCGGGTTGAAGTTGCAGACGCAAAAATCAATGGCACCAACAATGGTGCTGCACACAGCCAACCTCACCGAAGCCGAAGCCGACCTGGTTGGTACCATCCGTGAAAGCGTAATGATCTTCCTGTTGCCCCACAGCGATAATGATTTGGTGCAGGGTATTCGGGTAACCATACCGACGGGTGATGCTCAACTGTGGGACGACCAGACATACACCAACAATTTCACCACGGCAATCACGCTGCCTTCCCGAAAGTCGCAACGCATATAAGTTTAAAACCAATCTATAGTTTCATGAAAAAGTTAATCATTGCTCTCTTCATTCTGGCTGCATCATTTAGCGCCCAGGCTCAAACAACTAACCCATCAAGACCAACCCGCGTAATATGGCAGGGCCAAAAAAACGCGATTTACATTGCCGATTCAACGACATCGGCCATTTACCCAATCTCAGAGCTTATGGGCATAGAAGCCAATCAGGATTTTATCACAATAAGCCTGCGAAAAAAAACAATAGTCTTAAAGCCGTCCCAATTTCGAAATCAAACTTGGGAGCCCTATAGTACCTCCAGTGGGACAATGGCATTGAATCTATTCTTGTCAAGAAACGACGTTTTAAACTATTACCTCACCACTGGATCATCAGCATGGCCTAACTAAAGTTCACTGAATCGATCATGATAACAGTAAACATTCCCTATGAGATAGTGACTGGCATTTTGGGGCTTGTGATTGGCTACTCGGTCAGGTGGTTGTTTGCCAAGCCCAAACGTATTGGTTTGCCTGAACCACCTTACATTCCACAAACACCGAAGGGGCTCGAAGGACAACAGGTATTATCTGCATCCGATCGACCAAGGATTAATACAAACCGGGCAGTACCAGGATAAACATAATGGAAGACGGGCTTTACTTTCTTGGACAATGGGTAGCTGAAATTGATGTAGTCATCAATAAACAGGTGAACGACTTACAGACGCCGGTGAGCCTTCAGACTACGTATGCCAATTCATTTACGTTGCCCGACACTGGATCGATCAGGGCGCTATTACAAAACGCGGAACAAGTTGACTCAGGCGGGCGTGATCCGTATCGCCTGATTCCATTCAAGGTCATTGAAGAGGGCGAAGTCATTCATTCCGGGATGGCTTCGCTTCAAACATTTCAAGGTGGATGGAAAGTGTTGTTGGCTGGTCCGGCCAGTGATCTAACGTCACAACTGGCGGACCTGAAATTAAGCGATCTTGATTTGAGTCGGTATGATCATCCGTGGACACTCGAATCAGTATCCCGGTTTGCTGGTAAGACCGACGGTATCATTTACCCGCTGATCGACAATGGTTCCATGGACGGTGGGGTGTTTGCGCAGGACACGATTTGTCCGGCTCCTTATTTAAGCACGTTGATTCGGCAAATGCTGAAACAGTGTGGCTACAAACCAAAGGGTGACTGGCTGACTGACCCCTTTATACGTCGGATCTTTTTGCCCTTCGTTAATGAACGGCCAACTAATCATGATGACGAGTGGGTACGTGATCGATATGCACGCGTAGCGGTTCCGGACAATCCGGATCCGATTGTTCTCAAGAACGGCCACCCGATCGACCTGCTTTTACCATTCTCTGTCGACGACAAACCACTCGATGGTTTTGAGGATGGCAAGCTTGATCGGTACAAAGCTGACCGGGCTGCCTATGTATGCATCGAAGCCATGCGGGTGAAAGTTATGTCCAGCGTAACCTTTGCCAGTCTCATTCGGTATGGTGCTCCCGAGATCCGATTGATCGTCGAGCGAAACGGAAACAACGTTGGTGAAGCCTATTGGTCTGAAGCCGGCTACCTTGATCACCTGGACTATCCAGATGTACTCACGCTGGACACGTCGGTTGACTGCCGGGCCGGTGATGAGTTATGTATTCGCCTGCAGGGCAACTCAAAGACTGATATCTCAAGTTATGGCGTTTATTTTAGTAGGACGCTCCCCGAGATGTGGGCGTCTTTCGAACCTGATCCGGCAATTCATCAAGGCGATACCTGGGTAATTGGGCCTAATCTGCCGGACATGACTTGTGGTGATCTGTTTCGATCACTGGCGTTGATGTGCTCAGCTACTTATGACATTGATGAGGTAGCCAAAACCGTCGAGTTAAAAACGCTGAACAGCGTTTTCGCTAATGAAATCAATGCAACTGACCTAAGTAGCTGTATTGAAGAGAGTAACGAACCCGAAGTTTCAGTGGTACTTCAACCTTATGGCCAACGAAACCTGCTGAAGTGGCGAGCACTTGAAGAAAAGATTTATGCCGGGTATGGTGATGGTGTTATCGGTTGCGATGCGAAAAACATACCACTCGAAACGACTCTTTTCGAGATGCCCTTCTCGGCGGTAGTCCCTTCGACAAATAATGTACCTGGCTTCGGCTCACCACCCTTCATTGAAACCCGATCCGTGACCGGCTCCGGCTCGAACTTACAGGTGTCATCCAAATCAACAGCACCTCGATTGCTGCTGGCCGAACCATCAAAGCCAATAAACGCAACAGTTAACGAGGTAACGCCCGATTTAATTACAGTAAAGACGGTGATTCAGTTAACGCCCTGTTGGTGGCATGCTCGTCAGCAGCCTATCAAACTTAGCGAGAATAATTTTTCACTGGCTTTTGATCGTCCGGCCGGCCTGACGAGTTTGGAGAAAACCATCATCCAGCAATATTTTGGCGGTCTTCGACGAATCCTTCTTCGACCGAGACAACTGACGGTACCGGCCTACCTCAAACCCTGGCAATTTGCGTCGCTCGACATGTATGCCCCGGTTCGACTCAGGGCTGTACGTGCTGGATCCATCGATTTAAATGATGGGTATTACTACCTCAACAAGGTATCAAATTATCAACCAGGGATTCCCTGTTCACTCATTTTGATTGCGTATTAGAAGAATAAGTTTGCTGTAAATATTTGAAAACATAATGCCTTATTGAAGCCAAGACTTAACTAACTGATTTTTAGCCTCCTCAATAGTATAAAGGAGAGTTTCGTAGTCAGTAACCTTGTTATACATCTCGATCTCCCCACGAAAGGATATGACGCGATGAGGATGTAAAGAACCTTCGTTAGACAAGATCACTAATACTCTATCGGTATCGTTAATTTTGTGTTCTAACTCTATCATAGCTTTTCTTCATTATACTTTTTCAAGGACTGTTTTATCTATGACTGCCCTAACCTCATCGGCATAAGGATTGTCAGACCGAAAAATGCATCCGCAATAGTTATTATCGTAGAGCCTAAAACCTATGTTCTCGGCTGGCATAACGCCAGTTTCTTGCCATTCGTTAAAACGAACTCCAAATATTTCGTTTCGTTTCTTCGCATATCGGTCATCTCTATCGTCCGGTCCAGGTCTCCATACGCTTTCATTACTGCAGACGTACAGTAAAACGCGATTAGGGTTATGGGTCATATACAGATAAAGAACTTCAAAAATGGTGGGCCACACTTCGGGGTCATCAGGCAAAGATTTTCCCATCGGGTATGTTCCTTTCTTTGGACCGAAACCAAGCATCTTAGTTTCATTAACAAAAGAAGCGGATGGTACGTAGCCATCCGCTTCAGTGAAGTAAACCAAATACGTTATACCGTGAGCTGTAGTAAACGTAAAATCGTTACCGCCCGGCTTTTCGATTATTGAATAGTCCTGATGACTTGATTCTGACTCCACTAGATTCATTCGCTTTAAACGAATTTAATTTTTCTTCTCTGATGGTAGCCGCATCTTCTACCATTTTTCGAACGTTGATTACCCCGGAGGCCGCATACCTATCACTCTTAGGCGTTGGGCTTGCCAAACTTGACTTCACGGCAGGTATACACAAAACCTTTGTTACCTGATGTACTGATTGTTGAGGCCGGGAAAAACTCCAGCTTCCCGCGCTCATTTTTGCTTTGTTCATAACTCAGTCCGTTAGAGATATGATAGAATAATATGGCAACCTGAAAATTGGAATAATGCAATTATTTCGATACTAGTAATGATTCTTCAAAGTACCAGCTTCGAATCAACAACATTACTGCAACAAAACAACAACCTCTCTACAACAAGTTGACAACACAATTATAACACAATCATCGTTCGTAATTGTTCTTAATGTCTTTTTATTTCTTTTTGTTTCTTTTTATTTCTCTTCATTTCTTTTTGTTTCTTTTCATTTCTTGCTAAAACATCATCTTTCGTTTCTTCTTTATTAGTTTCTGTCTTTTAATAATCATTTTCGTTACCAGCAAACACCTTCTTGTTTATCATCAACTTCTTCAATAGATCATCCTCAAGTCTATCAGTATTACTTCAAGTTGTAACAACATCTTCGAGCAAATTTCCAAAATCTCAAATAAGTACAATTGCAGCGGGGCTATTTAGATGAGTAAATGTTTTTCTTACTGTAACGAGTTACATAGAAAATAAAGACAATGGTCTTGCAGCATTTATAAAAGCCGCGACATGAAAAAACCGTAGTTACACAAACTTGAAGCTACATACATTATAGCCACATAATCCTTAAGAGTTACATAGAAGCCAGATTTCCGCGTACCTCAACTAAGTACACATTCATAGTTATTGTCGTATGTGGTTAGCTTTCCGGCAAAGCAAACCACAATGGCAGAAGAGAAGGAGGATGAAATTATTCTTGAGGTCAAGGTTGACGAAGAGGCCGTTGAGAAGAAAATTATTGATTTGCGGAAGCAGGTCGTTGGTTTAAAAGCCGACAAGGAAAAACTACGGGCCGAAAATAAAGCGGGTACCATCACGCTTGATGCGTATGCCACGGGTATGACCAAGACAAACTTGGCCATCAATGCGGCTAATAAGTCGATCCGTGAGAATGAGCGCACGATTGAACGCGCTACCATCCAGCAACAGGCCGCATCGGGCTCACTGGTCCAGCTCAGAGCGCAGCTTTCATTATTAACCGCTGACTTCGATAATCTATCTGAAGCTGAACGGAACAATGAAGAGATTGGCGGGGTACTCAAAGACCGAATAAATGATATCACTGACGTTCTGAAAGAGCAGGAAGTTCAGACGGGTCGTACCTACCGGCTGGTGGGTGATTACGCGGGCGCCATCGAAGGGGCTATCACTGGTAACAACACATGGACGGGGCGTCTCAGGGATACGGCAGCCAGTTTAAAACAGGGTAAAGAGAATCTTACTCAGTACATTCAGGGATTAAAGGGATCGACCGAGGGCATGAACGGCGCTCAAAAGGCTTCTGTCGGTTTAGGTCTGGGTTTGAAGGCGATTGGTATTGGGCTACTTCTTCAGGCCATTGCGGGTCTAATTGCCTTCCTGAGCAAGATGGATGCCGGCATGGATAAGGTCGAGCAAGCTACGGCCGCCCTATCGGCTGGTTTTGAGAATTTGATCCAGACCATCGCGCCCATCGGTGAAGCGATTGTTGATGCCTTCACTCATCCGCTTGATAGTATCGTCAATTTTGGCAAAGCGTTACTTCATCCGATCGATTCAATTAATTCTCTGATTGATGGATCAAAGAACCTGGCCGATGAGATAACAACCAACGTTGGAAAGGCGGCCGCAGCCGCGGTTGACTACACCAAGGCCATGCAGGATCTGGGTGATGAGCAGGACGGCTTAATTGCTCAACAGGCAAGGGTCAATGCTCAGGTGGCCAAGGCGCTTCTGTCGACGAAAGATCGATCTAAAACCGAACGAGAACGCATTAAACTTTTGGATGAAGCTGGTAAAGCTGAACTTGATCTGGCCAATACCACCGTATCAATACGTCAACGGGAACTAGATGCCCTGGTTAAATTTCAGAAGTCAAAAAAAGAACTTCAGGATGCAGATCGGGTAGATCTGCAAAAAGCGCAGGCGGCCGTTATCAACGCGCAAGCCGAAACGGACCAGACCGCGCAGCAGATTCAGAACCGTCGGTCGGCCCTTCGTGAACAGGAAGCAGCCGAGGTGAAAGCCGCAGCTGATCGGGCTGAAGCGGCCGCTAAAAAACGGGCCGAAAACTTACTGGCTATCGAAGAGCGTAAGTTACTCACGGCCAAACAGCAGGGTAAAGAGACACTAGCATTTGAAGAGTCGGTCATTCGGGCCCAATTAAAACTTGATCTGGTCGGTCTTGGTAAAAATTCAGAGCAGCGTAAACTTCTGGTCAAGAAAGCCGAGGTTGACATTGCGGCAGTCAAACTAAAAAGCGCGCAAGACACTGCCGATCGTGTCAATGAGATTGAACAATCCAGGATTAGCGCTCAATTATTACTAGCACAAAAGGGTAGCCAGAAAGAATTAGAGCTTCAGAAAAAAGCGTTAACCGATCAGCTCGATTTTGATAAGGCCCGGGCGGTCGATACGATCAAAAATGAGCAGCAGCTAACGGCCAGGCTTCGTCTGCTCGATGCCAAGTACAATTCGGACACCGAGCAGCTTGACGAAAACTTTAAACGGGCCCAGATTGATCGAGCGAATGAGTTGGCCGGTAAACGGCTTGAGACCGAAATCAATCTCAGTAAAGAAACCTTCCTGGTTCAACTCGATAATCAGCGTAAGCAGATTGATCAGGAGGAAAAACATGGACTGGCGTTACTCAAACTTGACGAAGACCTGGCGCGTGAACGAGGTCAGCTTGATGAGCAGCTTCAATCTGACTTACTGGTTCGGCAAAGTGCGATCCAATCAAAGGCCATTGCCGCTCGTCGACAACTGGCTCAACAGGAAGCTGAGCGGGATCGTCAGGATGCGATTGCCCTGGCTGAAGCTAAAGTCATTGCGGCCAATGACGGATCCTTCAAAGAGTTAAAAGCTCGTAAAGAATTACTTCGTAAACAGCGTGACAATGAGATAGTCGCGGCCAAAGAGAATACCGCTGAAATCGCCAGGATTAAGGCCTCATTCCGTGATCAGGAGGAAAAGCTCGACACTGATTTCAACACCAAACTGGCTGAGCAGATCCTGTCGACGGCTAGTCTGGTATCGAGCGGCCTGTCAACGCTGTATGAGTACCAGGCTAAGGCCGCGACGAACGTTCTCGATAAGCAACAGGCCGACGCCCTGCGCTCAGCCGGTACCAATGCGGATCTGCGCAGCCGCATCGATGAACAATATCAGAAAAAGCGGGAAGCCTTAGAAAAGGAAGCAGCTCGCAAACGGAAGCGAATTGCCTCGATCGAGAATGTTATTCAGACCGCGAGTGCCGGCACGGCTGCCCTGAAGTTGTTTGCTGAAAACCCAGTACTGGGAGCGATTACCGAATTGTTGATTCTGGCGAAAGCCGCAGCGAATCAGAAACTGATCGATCAGCAGGCCTTCGCCTATGGGGGTACCTATCTCAGCGACGGTAAAGGGGCAGTGATCAAGGGACCAGGTACGGCTCAATCCGATAGTATCAACTCCCGGCTCAGTAATGGCGAATCGGTTCTAACGGCCGACGCAACGGCCATGTTTTACGACGAGCTGTCAGCCATGAATGTGCTCGGTGGCGGCCGACCCTTTCCCCAAGCTGGCGATGTGCAGATACCACAAATGGGCTTTGCCTTCGGTGGTGTGCCCAAGTCTAATGATAACAGTTTGCTAGAAGTAGTTGACGCCATTGCCAAGTTGAATATACTCGTCAACGTTACTGACATTAATCGAGTTAACGATGACCTGACAATGGCCAAAGCTATAGGTGATTATTAAATACACATACACTTATTCATTTAAGATTTAGTAGCTGTTGTTCCAATGGGCAGTTAGTATAAATATTCTATTCTTGTGTAAGCGGTAATTTCTAAACTTATCGTACTTATTTCTGCTTTGTCAAGCACTTTACTCGGTTCGTTTTCCATTTATCCATTATTCATTGCTTACTAGATTAACGATATATTACTTTGGCAGTAATTGTAAGGCTAGTCAGCCACCAACTCGCTTAAGATGCTACAGCCAGACTCTTTAAATGACCTGCTCAGCAGGGAGAAGAACCTCCAATTTTGGAATAACTTGAATGCTATTTTCAACGTCATTGTGCTGGTTCTTACATTGGCGTCAGGTGCCGCAGGCTTTTACATCAATCGCCTGTTGAGTAAAGTGAGCGATCAGCGATCAGGACTTGAAAAGCAGCTATCTGAACAGAAAATAGCCTTCTTAAACAGTAAAGCTCAAGAGTCAGAGGTTAAGATTCAACAATACGTATATGAATCGCAACAAGGCCAAAAGCAACTGACTGACAAACAGATAGAGTTAGCACATGCCCAGGAGAAGCAGGCACAGGCAGAAACGGCTCGTCTCAAACTAGTAGAAGAGATTAAGGCAAAACAGGCTCCACGAATTTTAACTGAAGTTCAAAAGTCTACACTGCATGACATACTAACAAAAGCGCCAAAGGATAGATTCTTAGTGCGATATGAGGTCTCTGCAAACGAAGAAACTATTAACTATGCGAATCAAATAATTGAAGTAATGACAACGGCTGGCTGTAATGTAATAAATGAAGGTCCTGTCATTACCCTTATGTCTTACAAAAGTGGAGTAACAATTATGATAAGAAACAGAAGATATGAACCCAAGCATCTTGCTGTAATCTTATTCGCTTTTGATAAAGCTGGCATTATATATCAGTTGCAAGATTTTGAAAATGGGAAGACCAGTCAGCCTTTAAATCCTGCGAATGAAAATGTATGGATTTACGTAAACTCAAAACCTCAATAGTATTCTATTTTGACAATAAAACAGAATACTATTGAGGTTTTGAAGCTTCTACTTCCGGCAAAGAATCAAGTTATATTGCCTGACTGTCAAAGCTAACGATGGTCCAAATGGTCACTAAGCGTCTTTACTTTTTGCCTGGTTCAGTTTTTCCCGAATAGCGGAATTGACGAACCGGGCAATGGGTATTTCGTTGGACCGGCAATAGCTAACTACGGAGTCACGCAACTCCAGTGTAGTTTCCACAAAAAAACGGGGATATCGATTTCGCTTGGCGTCATCAATTCCGGATAAAAACTCCTTTCGTGCTCTGGAGAGTTCAGCCCGCTGCAAATCGGTTGTTTCTTCTCGGTACCGGCGCTTGTTGCCATACAGCGTTTTAATGACTTCGGTAATGGTTGTGCCGTGCTGAACTCGGACGTAAGCTACTTGTAGACGTTCGGTGGGGGTCATTTTCCGCGTACCTCAATTGGGTACGCTAATATAGCAAAATTTGTCCCTATATAACTTCACGGCTGCACAAATCCCCTCCCCTGCTAGCCGTGGCAAAAATTGCTCAAATCAACATTTCCGGGATCATCCTGCCTGAAGATTATATCTGGTGGGAAATGGAGGCCACTTCGCTTTACCGGGTCAAACAACAGATACAGGCCGCTGGTGAGTTTGATCAGATCCAACTCACCATTTGCTCACCCGGTGGGTATTGCCGCGAAGGCTGGTCCATAGTTGACTATCTCTATGGTTTGGGCAAACCCATTAACACGCTGGCTTACGGTCAGTGTGCCTCCTTCGGTACGGTAATTCATGCCATGGGAACCGTGCGCGAAACCACTAAATACTGCGAGTGGATGTACCACCGGCCGTGGGATTACTGCGCCGGCAACGACCTGCAAGTGGCCAAGTTCAACGCTGGACTGGCCAAGGAAACCCAGAAACTTTTTGGTTTCTACGCTGAGCGGTTTGCCAAACCCATCGAAGAGGTTAGCGCTCTTATTCAGGAAGATGACCTGTTTCTTGATCCGCAGGAGACGGTTGACAATGGCTTCTCAACCGCCATCTATTTACCAGGTGCAATGGCCACCCAGGCTAACACCAATTTACCCGGCTTCACCGCACCACTGGATCCCGCTAAAAAGCAGAAACCGGTGTACATGATGAGTCTGGGTGATTTAAAAATCAATCCCGATGCCCCCAAAGAAGAGGGGCCAACAGGTTCACAATCCAATCTAAAAACCAATACAATGGCAGAGAAAAAGAAGTCGCTAATGGCAGCGGCAGCGTCAATTGTGGCCTTTTTTGCCGGTGCCGATCCTAAGGCGCTGGATAATAAGCTTAAGGATGGCCGCACCCTGGTCACTGATTCAACAGGAGACACCCCGGTTATTGGCGATGACGCCACTATCGATGGGGAAGCCGCTCCAGATGGTGATTACGAACTTGAAAAAGATGGCGTCATCGTATCAGTGAAGGATGGTAAAGTGTCTGGTGTAAGCGATCCGGATGAGGAAGACGATACGGAGACCGAAGGCAGTGCTGACCCCGTTGACACGGCCACTGATGACGTGCCTGACGCGGCCACAGTAGCCGCAATTCTCAAAGAAAATAAAGAGCTAAAGGCCCAGGTATCTGCTCAGGACAAAAAGCTCACTGCACTGGAAAGTCGCGTCACGGCCGTGTTCGGAAAGTTGACCAGCCAGGATCCACAAACGCAGGCGAACCGGCAGCCTAAAACCCCTAACACTGCACAGTTATCTGACCGGGATCAGGTGCTCACCGAACACGTAGCGAAATACGCGTATAAACCTCGCGAAGAAGTCACCCAATAGTAAACACAGCCACGGAAATTACATCAATCCAGTCATCCTTTAGACAGCAACGAATTTACAATGTCCGTTATTCAAGCCCCTCACAATCTCACATTCAACGCCAAAGAAGCAACCGAATACATCTGGTTGCCAGCGATGGCGCTTACCAATCTTGAGGATTGGTTCAAGGTGTTAACCGGCGTCAATACCAAGACGCAGGTCGCATTTGCGCAGCGGCCGAGTAAGATTACCCAGCGCGATCAGGGTTGTGATCCGGTTTTCAATGATCCAAGAATTTTACGGTCAGAGAAATTCTGGGATCCACAGGCCGTAGAAGCCACCCTGAAACAGTGTTACACGGATCTGTTCGGAACATTTCACGAACGTACGCTGCGCCCTGGTACTGATCGACCTAATATTGAAGGGACCGATAGCGAAAAAGTAATTCTCGACGCCATGATCCCCGCATCGGCCGAAGATTTACTACGAATGGTCTGGCTGTCGGATCGGGACATCATTGGTAGTAGCCTGACAGCAGGTGCCGGTGATGTGAAGAACTACAACCAGGTTAACGGTTTGTGGAAAAAGGCCATTGTAGCCGTTGCATCGGGACGTACACCACGTTATGTCATCGCCAAAAACGCAGCGTCGACGACAGCCGGCCAGCTGATTACGCCCGATGACGCCTATGCGATTCTGACTGGTGTTTACTACGGCCAGAAGCTGGTCATGAAGCAAAGAGCCGACAAAGAAAAACGCTTCTTCGTTACGCGAAATGTTAATGAAGGGTACTTTCAGTGGCTCGTCACCAACAAGCAGCTGGAAAGCAATAGAGCCCTGCTGACCGACGGATCCGATGTCCTCAAATTTATGGGCATTCGACTGGAGATCGTGGATGTAGTGGATACATACCTGGCAGCTGACTTCACCTTCGGATCTGGCGCCAACACAACGATTACCAACCCAACCCGGGTGATGCTGGCCATTCGGGATAACCTTCAGGTTTCGCTCGATACACCGACCACTAACCCGGTCGTCTTTGATTCGTGGTACGAGCGCAAAGAAAAGCGGTGGTATGCGGATGCCATGTACATGCTCGATACGCAGATAGCGATTGAGGAATACATCTCGGTCGGCTACTAATCCTATCACCTGACCTGACTCCTACTTACCGGGGGTCAGGTTGCATCTACGTTAAACATGGCTTGCGATACAAAAGACCTCAAGAAAAATCTTGGCTTCACCGACTGCGATGCCCCACTGGCCAAGGGTATCGGTGAGACTATTTACATTGGCCGCTTCGCCTGGCTGGATACCCATACGCCGGATGCGAACCAGAAGAAGATTATCACCACGTTGTCACTGAAAACGGGTAAAAAGCTTTTGCGCTACAAAGGGCAAAACTATTCGAACCAGTTAACAGCCGGCTTCAGTGCTGGTGAGTACGGCAACACCATTCCCCAGGGGTTACGATACATCTTGTTCACCGCTGACGCTGATGAAGAGGCTGAACTGGATGCCCTGCTGAATCTGAACGATGTATTCGCGATCGTCAAGAAGAACGGCAATCCGGCCCGGTTTAAAATTGCCGGTTGGAAAACGGGTCTTCGGATGACGAACCTCTCGTCTGACTCCAATGATGACACGCTGAAAGGTGCCTATACCATTGAGATGTCGGCACCAGACGAGAAGACCACGTTCTATACCTTCAAAAATACGCTTGCCGGTCCTCCTGTTGTGGACAATACCGAAACGTATCTGGAAGGGTTGGCACTAGCGGTATCGTAAGATGACAGCAGCAGAGCTATTTGCGATAGTGGACCCGTGGTATAACGCGGGTTCACTATCGGACAACCTTAAACCAGTTGTTCAGGCCTTTTACACCGAACTAACCGGTGATCCTGGCGAACGATGCCGGACATGCCCCTCCTACTGGAACGATGTCCTTCACGATTTACGGGTTCACCTTTCAACCTTTGGCTATCGAGTTATGGATTTAAAGACAAAAAAATACATCATCCGGAAGGATGCTGCTTTCCTTCAGGTTCACGGCCTGCCTTATGTCTACATCAACAAGGGCGCTGGTCCCGAGTCCGACTCGGCCAAACACCTGACGGATGCTATTGCCATAAAATTGCTCGAGGAAAAACCTGATCGTGCCGAAGTGATCATTTTGAATCCCGATTACGAGGAACCGGTTGCCAAACTTCCGAAAGACCCGGGCACTGGTAAATCTAAAACAGCAGCAAAGCACAAGGGCACTGGCAAAAAGAAAGTTGATTCCGTACCTCCCGTAGCTCCCCCCGCACCAGCTGATCAGACCGACACCCAAACTGATCCGGCACCTCCAGCTGCTGCACCATCATCTGATTCTGGCAGTGACGATCAGAACGACGATGACGACCCTGCTGATGACGATGAAGGTGTCGATGAAGAAGACGAAAACAAAGATTCAGATTCTAACGATCAGTAAGCCGCATGGCTAAATCTAAGACCAGTCAACAAGCTAAAAAGCCCGATACGAAACCAACGGTGTCGGGCTTTTTAGCTTCTCCACAAGCCAAGAAGAGGGTCGACTCTAAACCAACGGTGTCGGGCTTTCTTCCGTATGGCCAGGGGGACATGTTCCCCCAGAACTTCAAAGATGCGATCGACGATTCGGATACGGCTACGGCCGCCGTTACGGCGCTAGCCGAGTTCATTATCGGTAACGGCCTTGAAGATGAAGCCCTGGCGGATTTAGTCGTTAACAATGATGGCGAAACGCTGGACCAAATTGCGGAAGGCATGGCCTGGAACATTGCCGAAGGGGAAGTCATTGTTTTGCACATCGGTTACAATGGAATGGGTCAACCCAATTCGCTTCGATCGATCAACTGGGAGCAGTACCGACACCTGGAACCCAATGAACAGGGTAAGCTGACCCACGGTGCAATCTTCCCGTTTCTGGAAAACACGTTTAAGCGGGATCTCAAAAAGAAACATACGTTATGTCCCTTATTCAATGACGATCCGGAAGTCGTGCTTTCACAAATAGCGGCCGTCAATGGGATTCATAACTATTATGGCCAGCTGCTTTACTTCAAAACGGGCCGACCCACCTCCGACTACTACGCCAGGCCTCGACTATTCGGTACAGTCAAGAATCTGGAAACAGAAGCTGAACTGACCGAGTATGATTTCTCAACGGTAACCAACGGCTTTAACATTTCGGGTATCTGGAAGCAGATAAAAAGCAAGAAGTCGCCAGCTGAAGACGGAGAAGATGACGACAGCACCGTCAGTAAACTCGAAGAGCACCAGGGCGGCAAGAACGGGGGCAAACTTTTGGTCTACGAAGCCGAGGATAAAGAAGAGCTCGACGCGGCCGGCTTTATATCGACGTCGGGGGCTGAACTCGCGAACCGGTACAATGCCACCAATGACCGGGTACCCATCCGTATTGCCCGCCGGGCCCGGGTACCCAACGAGCTGATCAACATTCGAAAGGCGGGCGGTATTGCCCCAACCGGTGAAGAGATGAAAGTGGCTTCACAAATAATGCAACAAGGCGTCAATAAATCGCAGCGCTGCATCGATATGGTCCTAACCTGGGTTATGGCCAACTGGCACGAACCCTTGCCGGTATCAAACCCAAAATACAACCTGGAGAACTTGAATTATTTTTCGGATAAGACGACCACCAGCAATGAACGAACAGACCCTTCCGTGGCTCAACCGGGCTAATTATAAGAGTCGCATTGGCGAATTCCCAGAATCGTTTTCCGTCGAAACCAAGTTAGCCAGCACGCTGGAGCGCGTAGTAGCCAGCTGGCTAACGGATCTTATCGGGCAGAAGACTGTGAGTGATATCTTGGCTGACATCAAAACCAATGTTATCAGCCAGAACAATCAACTTCCAGAGCAGTGGTCCCAATCGACTAAAGACTGGATGGCATTAATAATACCGTTCCTGGTTCATGCGAGCTGGAGCGAATTTATCGTCGTGTCAAACGTAACGATTACGGTTAACGGTCCGGTTACGGTGCACAGCGACGGATCAGATCCTATATCGGACCAGCAGCGGTCGTCGATCGCCCGGGTTCACAAAGGATACGCCGATATGTATGCCCTCAAGCTGGCCAAGAAAGCCACGTTGAATGAGTGCAGCACCGAACGTGCCGGCTCCGGCCGGCCCTCACTTCGGTCAGCTGGCGGTAAACGCCAAAGCAGATTCGACTAACCTGTCCTTAAACTGAAAATCTAACTAATGATGAGCAACCGTTCTATTCACGATCGACTCGAAGCACAGTTGAAGACGATGCACAATAAGAGTTTTATGTGCAACACCCACGTTGAAAGAGTGCTAACCTGGAAATATGAAGATGATCAGGTTTTCGTCGAAACCTCTCGACGACTAATTAACGGTACCGAGCACGAAATGCTTAAACGGCTTACTAGTCAGGAGTTCTTGGAAACAGAAGAAGAAGCTGATTATGTCAATCAGAATACGGATATCAACCCATCCGTTGAGCAGCTGGTCTCTATTCCTAAACTAAAATCACTGGAGGTCTGTGATAACTTCATGGATGCCTTAACCCGGGCTATGGATGAAGTCGAACATAACGCCGGCTTTAAAGAACAGGCTCAGGTGATGACAAACATTGCCGGTAAAGCGATTGATTACGCAAAGGTTCAGCTGGATGCGCTACGTCTAGCTAGGGATATCGTTCGTAATAGAGATTAAAAGCACTGATAAAATAAACGATACTTTATATACGTAAAGCCCTGACAACTAGCAAACGTTGTCAGGGCTTTATATTTTCCTACCTTACACGTTAAAAGTGTAAGGTGGTAGGGCAATTCTATTTGAGATTTTTAGTGGAGACGAGTAAATTTAAAAGGTTATGATGATTGAAAGATTAACTGAAGACCTTAATAGATTAGGGGCTACTTTTATGTCATTTGACACTAACGATTCATCGAAGATGGCTCAAGGTAAGATTGATTACTACGAGCCAGATGAACATGGATTGTTCTATAATAATTTATTGATGCCTTTCTTCAATAGCAACTTTGATCTTAAGGTGTTAAAGTATGTAGACCAACCAACAGATCCCTTAGATATAAGCAATCCCCACCAGTTTAAACCGCATTGGTTTTTTCAAGCAAGTTATATTGACGAATAAACGAAATTCTATTCCAGAAAAGAATATGACAAAACCTTAAATCCTCCGTTCATCATTAAGACGGGTATCGATCAGCAGTCCAAGGCCTCGCAGATATTTCATAGTGATTTTGGGGTCTGTATGTCGATTATGCCGCATCAGGCGTAGCAAATCCTTATCCTGCATGTATAAATGAACGTTACGGGTATGCTTCCAAGCATACATGGTATGATGTTCGCTAAAATTCAACTCGTTTAATACCTCCCGGTAGTAGCGGCTGAAATAATTTACGCCCACTGGCTTCGGTCCTGGCCTAGGATCGGCATAGTCACCAGCAACGCCCTTGCCTCCATTACCAAAAATATACCAGTCCGGATTAGTTTCAGTCAGGTCCATACTATTGATGACGTCGAGCAAGCCGGGTGAAATATCGACGGGTTCGCTTCGGCCTGACTTGGCGGCCAGAGCCGGAATCAATATGGTATTGGTTGCTAAGCGAATGTCCTTAATCTTTAGCATCCGGATTTCTTTAGGTCGAATGCAGGTGTAATAGAGGAATCGAATAAACTGGAGTAGCTGTTTCGCTCTAGGCGTGTCCGACTCATTCAGGTAGTGGGTGATCTTGGTGATATCATCATCGCTATACACTACGTGCGTAGCCACCTCTTCACGGAGTCGCTTGACCCCATTGGCCGGATTGATACCAATTAGACCTTCCTCCTTCCAGTACGAAAAGAAAGCCCGTATTGTGGTTAAATCAGTGTTGTGAGTGGTAGCTGAAATGTTTCTCTCTTTTCGAGCGTGATTAAAATAATCCCGAATATCTTCACGACTCATTTCACGAAGCGGTCGGTCGGTGAGATACCGATTTGAAGCCCATTTTTCGAATTGCTTCAAAATCGATTTATAGCCCGTTACGGTTTTGCTACGGAGCTGTTCAGTTTTTAATGTCAGGTATGCGTCAACGGCCTCCTTCAATGTATAGACACCACCCGCCATCTGCTCGGATTGTTCAGCAAATGGGTTGTATCCGTTTTTAAGTTTCTCGTTAATGCCTTCGATGATCAGGCGGGCAAAGTCTACCCTCTCCTTTTTGGTCTTAAACTTGTTGATGTCGTTATAGACCTTGATGCGCTCTAACTTACCAGTGTAGGGATTGACGTAGGAGTAGTAAACAAACCAGCGGGCAGTCAAGTCACCCTTCGCATTGAAAAGAACCGGCTCTTTGTATGGCTTCGGCATCTGTCCCTTTACGTGTCTCAGGTTTAGACTAAGTGACTTACTATCAGGACCTTCACTTGATTTACCGAGGCTCAACCACTCGGACACCTCTCTGTGTGACCTTTATATGTATCTGATTTACAGATAGTTATGGAGTTATTTTACTCTGTCTTTTTGTCCTTTGTCTCAGTTAGTAGCTCAGTTTAGAAATCCATCAGATGAGCTATTGAATGCGGGTGCAAAATTAACGAATGAGCCGGTCTTGTGCAAGTTGCGTGCCTGATTTGTGTCAGATATATGCAAACTTTAAGAATCTACTTTTTCTAGTACTGGGGGTTTGGCTTTGATTCTATTGTCATATCAGCATTGGAAAATACCTGAAAACGCCGAACGCTTTGCTGGGTCTGTGACTTCTGGGTGTTTTCCTACCTGTGTGACGGTGTAAACATGGCCGATATCTTCCGGCTGCGATGGAAAGACGTGGATCTGTCCAGTAACACGCTGGCTGACCTTTATTCGCGAGAAGAAGACCACCACCCGCAAGGCCAAACAGGTAAAGATCATGACGATTCTGTTCACTGAAAGCCTGGCCATACGTAATCGCTGGGCTAATCTGAGCCAGACCTTATCGGATTATTTATTTCCCTTTCTGGAGCCCGGCCTGAATGTTCATCGGCAAAAGGCCGTGATTCGCCAGCTCTTGAAACAAACCAACAAGTACATGGAGCGGGTGGGTAAAGCACTGGGCATTCAGGAAGAGGTCAACACGTATGCCGCCCGGCATTCCTTTGCCACGATCCCGCTGCGCTCCGAAGTGCCGGTTGCGTTCATTTCGCAGTCGCTGGGTCATACGAGTCTGAAAACAACGGAAGACTACCTTTGCAGCTTCGAGGATGAGCAGACCAAGAAGTACTTAAACAACCTGCTGTAGCTAGCGGCTGCGGAGTTGTTTTATCAAGCCGGTTGAGTTCGGCCAGCGTGGCCAGATTCCGCAGTAGGTGTAGGCTGATCTGCTCACAGATGGCCAGGCTCAGCAATAAATGACTATCGACCGATATGTTGATTAAGTCGGCAGCCTTCTGACACTCCAGTTGCTTAAGCGCCTGCTGGCTGGCGACGAGCTGCGCTTCGAGGAAGAATTGGTGTTTACGGAGAGCTTTCCAATTCATGGTGGTGAGGATATCTGTGGATGAAACGAGTAAACCTACTGATCGCAGGAGTCCTGCCACGCGGCCGTCGTTTAGCGGCCATGTTTTAGTTCTGACAACGCAGGGTATATTGTAGTGAAAACTTCCCTTTCCCGTAAAAATTATCGACCGACGACTGCCAGCCAGTGCCCGTATGGGTAAATGTTTCGGCTGAATTATAAGCCGGATTGCCCATGGTATAGGTATCGATCAGGTTGCGGCTGAGGATTTGTTCAAAGTTTAACGGAGTATGGTAGTAGGCGGACTGCGTCAGATAAAACAGGTGCAGGCGTATCGGCAGGGGAATAATTAGAAACGGATTTTCCTTCGTGGTGAAGGTAGCGGCCGACGTTGGTATACTGGCCATCCCTGGCGTATTACCCGTCCAGGTCGTGTGCCGGGTGGTGACCACGTTACCGGCACTACTGGTTTCCAGCGTATACCACATCTGGCGTTCCTGATCGTAGACGTACTTAATCAATCCGTTGCTGTCGTAGGTAAACGACCAGTTCACGTTGACCAGAAACCGATTGAAGTACGAAACCTGGCGGTATGTCTTGAGTCGGTACTTGCCCGTTGGGTCCTGCTCGTAGCTAAAGGTAGCCAGGTCCTTTTGCAGTACTTTGCCCGATTCATCAATCTCGTCGAAGGAAGTAGGCAGCCCGTTGCCGTCAAAATTATAGCGGCCCTTGTAACTAACCAGTTCATTGGTAAAGCTTAACCCCGTAATCTGGGTACCCGAACTGCCGATCGTTGTTGTTAAGCTGCCATCAAGGGTCAAAGCGGGCGTATCAATCTGCCTAGAAAACGTGAGGGTAGACAACAGACAGGGCTGGGCTGGTTCGGCTGGCCTTGGCTTCTTGCAGGCGCTAAGGAAACTACACAGAATAAAACCGACCAGGAGTAGCCCGAACGGTGATCGTTGTTGCAAATACTTCATTCTACTTCCGACTCATTAACAGGTTCCCAAAGTTCAATGATATTGCCCTCCGGATCAAGCACATGCACGAATTTACCGTAGTCGTACTCGGCAATTTCATCCACAATCGTTACGTTATCCCGCTTTAGCTCCTCTACTAGGGCTACCAGGTTCTCCACCCGATAGTTGATCATGAAGAGCTTGGTCGATGGCTTGACATAGTCTGACTCTTTGGGGAATGAGCACCAGGACGTGGAGCCTTTTTGGTCAGGATTCTCCGCCTGCCGCCACTCGAAGGTCGTACCGTACTCGCCGATCGGTAAGCCCAGGTTTTTGGCGTACCACCCGTTCATGGCCTTCGGATTCTCACATTGAAAGAATATACCGCCCAGGCCCGTTACTTTTTTCATCGGGGTCGACGGGTTAGTGAATTGGGATATTCCTTGGTGAGCCTTTACAGATCAAATGAATGGGGCGTTGGTCGCTGCTGAGCATTGACGCAACCCTCACCCGGCGCTCATCACTCAACTGTTACACCATCAGAACAGCCACTAAGTCCAGTTCAGCAGCTACTCCAACAGGCTCAGCAATTAGCCGACGACGAAGCCAAGCGGGAACAGGTACCGAACGAATTGTTTACATCATTCGACAATCGATTGAAGGTCATCGAAAAGAAGCTAAATTCGGTTGTGTTCTTTTTTCAGCAGTCAGCGAATGTATTAGCTAATATTGTTCCGGTTCAGCCTGGAGTAGATCCTACTCCGTTAGTTGAATCAACTGCTAAGGAGCAGACGACAAGAGCTAAACTCGTTCGGCTGGTTGACGCTTACGTAACGATCACAAAAACCAAACATCAGACACGTAGGAACTGGCTGTATACAAAGTTGACTGCTGAATATGATTTCGATGCTTACGCCTATGGCAAAGGGCAGAAAGACCCGAACTACCTGGATATCGCCGAAGAACATGGCCAGCTTGAAAATCTGTACACGATAGCGGACCAGGCACTGAGACCGAAGTCATAATTCCTGCTATGTTAGAACGGTAGACAAATCCCGGTTCAATTGAATCGGGATTTGTCTTGGATTAAAACTTAACACTCACACAGAACAGCGCATTATTCAGGCAATACATATAGTTTTTCACTGCGTGCTCACTGCCTTTTGCTCACGAAGTTGATCAATTCAAGTTTCGATTAACAGGTATCAGGGGAGTGATGATAGGGGTCATCATCCTGATCGTCAAAGTCATCCTCATCATTCGAAGGTTCGCCACCAATAAACGAGTTGACGGCATCTGTCTGAATCGTTTCAAAATCTTTAGGAACATCAGCTATGATCATCCAGCCGCTTACATCCTTGGCAACATCAGTCTCCCACTCAATATTATTATTGATCTCCTGAGCCCGGGTCCATCCGGAAATAGCCTCGTCATCGAAATCGCCATACCGTTCGCAATGCCAGTAAAACATCCCCTTTTGAAGGAAGTAACAGCCGGGAACTGATCCATGTCCGTCTATGCCAAGGATCATTGAGTAGTCGTTGCCGAACTGCTCTTCGTGTAAATCAGGCGGTATTAGTGTTGCAGGATACCATTTGCCAAGTTCAATATCAGTACTGGGTAAAGGTGCCATAGTAGGTTTAGTTCTAGCCTCACAATGTACTCAATTCAATAGAATGACAAAACGGGTCTAACAGATTAGAACACATCCTAGGCAGCTTAATTTCAGTCAAACTTGGCTTAACCAACGAGTGAGAAAAGGATTGTTCTCGTGATATAAGTCTTAGATGGAAATAGACGAGCCTAGACGACCTTAGGCCGGATTCCCGTCTATAGACGGCGACACCTTGTCTAAATATGGTGTGGATAGAAGAGTAAACGCCCGGTCAGTTTTGAGCCGGGCGTTTTTGTGAGTATAGTCTCAATTTTAGGCGTTCAATGAAGTTGATCCGGCTCTAATACCGAATCAATCAAGTATACCGAATAGTAAAATTACACGCAACGCGAACCGGACTCTGCCAGTAAAGAAGCGCAGGTGGTTACCTTTAATTGACTGTCAGCCTGATAGAGTATATTCCCACTCCCGAGCTTGATCGCGATTGTCTTTTAATCCTGTAAACCAACGTAGACTCCTATGAAACCAAGTATCCTTTTGTTCGTCCTGCTGCTGAGTACGCCACTATTGGCTCAAGACCTTACCAACTATGTTGCAAATACGGCCAATGCTAATTCACCTGGTACATTTAATACGCTGGTAGGTCCCCAAACAGGCAATCCAACCATGGTCGGTGCCTATAACGTTTTTATTGGCGATAGCGCGGGTAACAAAAACTCTACGGGGGTATACAATTCCTTTTTGGGAGCCAGTGCAGGCTCGCAAAACACGGGAGGTGGTGCAAATACATTTATAGGCTACAATGCCGGGCAGGCTAACCTATTCGGGTCTGAGAACACCTTTATGGGGGCTGGTGCGGGACTCTACAATCAATCCGGGGCCGAAAATACGTTTGTTGGCTATAGGGCTGGATACAATGCAACCACGACTAATGCCAATACGTTTATTGGCTATCAAGCCGGTTATAGTACTAGCTCGGCAAATAGCAATGTGGGAAACGTTTTTGTCGGTTGGAAAGCCGGCCTTAGTAATACGACTGGTATAGCCAATGTGTTTATAGGCAGCGAGGCAGGTTTCAACAGTACAACCGGCCAAGGTAACATGTTTTTAGGTCAGCAGGCTGGCGGAGCAAATACTACCGGCAACTACAACCTATTTGTGGGTAACTCTTCGGGTAGCGCTACTACTACTGGCGTAGGAAACACCGCCGTCGGTGACGGATCACTCCTGGGCAACACCACCGGTCAGCGCAACACGGCTATTGGTCAGTATACGGGGGGCAATAGCCGGGGAGACTACAATGTGTTTATTGGCTTTGTGGCGGATGTAGTCCCCGGCAATTCAGAAATCACCCACGCGGTGGCCATCGGACCGTATGCCCAAGTCAGCCAGAGTAACAGCATTATATTGGGTGCTTCTAACGCCAGTGTAGGCATAGGTAACACATCGCCCACGACTAAGCTGCACGTCACTACAGGCACAGCGAATACGTCTGGTTTACGCTTAGAGAATCTGCCCATCAGTTCTACCGCTACCGGCGGGCAAACCAAGTTCCTTACCGTCGACGGTAGTGGTAATGTGATTCTGGGCAGCCTAAACGGCTCGGCTCGGGAGGGTGCTACGGATGCGCTCTGGCAGCGGAAGGGATCATTCTTGCAGAGCACCAACGGTGAATCGATCATTATTGGTCAGGGCGTGGATAAGACGCCAGCAGACTACAATCTGTTTGTGAGCAAAGGTATTTTGACCGAGAAGGTGAAAGTAGCCGTAAAGAACACCTCGGATTGGAGCGATTACGTCTTCAAGCCAGGTTATGCGTTGCAACCCCTGGCTCAGGTTGAGCAGTATATCCAGACGCATGCGCACCTGCCGGGCGTTCCCTCGGCCAAGGAGATGGTCGAACAAGGTAATGATCTGCACAAGACCGATGCCAAGCTGCTGGAGAAGATCGAGGAACTGACCCTGTATAGTATTCAGCTGGAGAAGCAGCTACAGGCAAACGACAAGAAGCATCAGGCAGAGATTGACGAGTTAAAGCAATTGGTGAAGCAGCTAGTTGACAAGAAGTGAGAGACAATATATTTAATCTTATTTTACAAAAACGCCTGGCCATCTTGAGCCGGGCGTTTTTGTGAGTATAGTTCTCAATTTCAGGCGTTCAATGAAGTTGATCCGGCCCTTGTACCGAGTCAACCAAATACACCGGATAGTAAAATTTCTCGCCGGATGAAGCCGGCTATGCTAATAGAAAAGTGCAGTTGGTTACCTTTAATTGACTGTTCGTGTGACATAGATCATGCTCACTCGCGATTGCCTTTTAACCCTGTAAACCAACGTAGAGTCTTATGAAACCAAGTATCCTTTTAGTTCTTCTGTTGTTGACTACCCAACTGCTGGCTCAGAACAACTACGTGGCCACGACACCCAATGCAACTAGTCCCGGAGAGTACAATGTATTAATCGGTCCTAACACCGCTAATTCAACCATGACAGGGGGAGACAATGTAATGATAGGATCTTTCGTAGGTCGCCGTAATACTACTGGAGCGGGAAATGTCTTTTTAGGGAATGGTTCAGGAAGTGGCAATACGACAGGGGAGGGGAATACCTTTGTGGGGTATAGTTCTGGTGCTTTAAATGGTACAGGTAGCTCAAATACATTCCTGGGCATTTCGACTGGTGTCCAAAACCGCACGGGCCGGGAGAATGTTTTTGTGGGCGCTAATGCTGGACAGTTTAATACGGAGGGTAATATAAACGTCTTTGTGGGTAACCAAGCTGGAAAGCAAAACACGACTGGCGAGGCTAACGTCTTCATTGGCAGTCTTGCTGGCACCAACAACATAAGTGGACAAAGTAATCTGTTTCTAGGTCAACAAGCAGGGGGGCAGAATACGACGGCTAGTTATAATCTGTTTATAGGCAATAGCTCAGGAAGCGCCACCACCACTGGAATAGGTAACACCGCCATTGGCGATGGCTCGCTACTGCGAAACAACTCGGGTTTCCACAATGTAGCCATTGGCCGCTATGCTGGGGTGGAAAGTCGCAACGATGAGAACGTCTTCATTGGCTTTTCTGCTGACGTTACCCCTGAAACGCCGAACTTGAGGAATGCCACGGCTATCGGTGCTAGAGCCCGGGTCAGCCAGAGTAACAGTATTGTCTTGGGCGCTAATGCGAGTGTGGGTATCGGCACTAGCGCTCCTTCAGCGAAGCTGCATCTAGTCTCGGGTTCAGCTAACACCTCAGGCCTGCGTTTAGAGAATCTGACCAGCAACTCGCCGGCTAGTGCAACCAGTCAGGCCAAGTTTCTGACCGTTGACGGGTCGGGTAATGTGATTCTGGGCAGTATGAACGGCTCGGCTCGTGAGGGCGCTGTGGATGCACTCTGGCAGCGGAAAGGCTCGTTTTTGCAGAGCATTAACGGTGAATCGATCATCATTGGTCAGGGCGTTGATAAGACGTCAGCAGACTATAATCTATTTGTGAGCAAAGGCATTTTGACCGAGAAGGTGAAAGTAGCGGTAAAGAATACCTCAGACTGGAGCGATTACGTATTTGATAAAAACTATCGCTTAAAGTCACTCGCTGAGGTTGGCGCTTACATTCAGACCAACAAACACTTGCCCGGCGTGCCTTCGGCGGCTGAGGTAGTAGAGAAGGGTATTGATATCGCAAAGATGGATGCCAAACTGCTGGAAAAGATTGAGGAACTGACCCTATATAGTATTCAGCTGGAGAAGGAGAGTCAACAGCAGAAAATCGTTAATCAACACCTTCAGCAGAATGCCAAGAGTCAACAAGCTGAGCTTGACGAGTTGAAGCAACTCGTCAAGCAGCTACTCGACAAACGATAA